ACATGACTCATAGCAGCAAGGTTGTACACCTCATCAGGTTTAATCTTTTGAACTAAACTAATGATGCTACCTGAGTCAGTCAAATCTCCATAGTGGAGTTGGATCTTCTCATATATGTGATCGATCCTGTGGGTATTAATCATCGAGGAACGACGAACTATACCATGAACTTCATATCCTTTCTCAAGGAGAAGTTCAGCAAGGTAAGATCCGTCCTGTCCTGTAATACCAGTGATCAGAGCTTTCATTTACGAAAATGTTATAGTATCTTCGCCTGTAGGCATAGTAAAGTCTTCAACAAAAGTAGCAGTAGGATATGCTTCGGAACCGATACCAGTTACATAGATAGAGTCAGTTCCTAGACCACTAGTGTCTATGGATACTGTATCTGCTGCTGCTATCCCGTCCCCAAAAGTTATAACGCTGTCGCCACCATGAATGCTGAAGGAATTCGATGCCTTGTCTGCTCTATTTCTAGCACCTATGTAGTGCTGGAACAGTTCTTCAAGCGTTGATGTTTCCTCGTCATTATTTAGGGCTGCTACTAAGGCATCCTTCAATGCGTCCGATGCTTTTTGGTAAGCATCATACTTATGATTCTGTCCACAAGACATAATAAACTTAAGTTACTTTCAGATATTATAGACTATCCTTCTACTCTTGTCAATTCTTTTTTTAACTCTTCTATCTCAAACTTAATACCCTCCTGTGATAGAAGAATCATTTTAGCTATAGTCATCTCTTTAGTATAGAAGATGACTGGTTGATTCTTACAGTCTCCACTCATGATAATCTTTCCTTACGCTTAAACCCACCTTCTTTACAAAAGTACATGGTATGGTTCTCTGTAGTCACATAATAACCATCTATATCCTTACCATTATCAGTATAACCATATGCTTTGACATGTTCCTCGATGCCATCGATACGAAACTTCTTTTCCTTCAAATGTAAGTAGTCATGGTATCTGGCATCTAGGTCGATCATCGTACCTCGTAGGTTAATTTGCGAATCTTACGCTTACGGCGTTTCTGTTGCCATTCTAACTGATCTTCAGTCAAATGTCCAGATTCCGTAACATTTGTATTTAAACATTTAACATTCGCTAAAGATTTTGCTGTGAATGAGGTATCATCCACTACCATTTGGTTCTCACAACCACATACTTGTGGCTTACCTGTGCTAGTAATTATAGTATTACATACTAAACATTGTACTCTCATTTTAAAAATACTGCCTCTGTAAATCTAGTTTGTTCTTTAAATCTGTTGTCATTAATAATCTGACCGTGTGGTATATGACCAGGAAATACTGCCATTGAATTGAACTTAGATAATATTGCTAAGTCCTCCACGAACTGTGATGAATCTTTCCATGTGTCATGATGCTCTGGTTCATTCTCCAACATTTCCTCAACCTCATCATTCGCTGGTAGATATAACATAGTACCTGCATCATCACCCACACCAGGATTTAGATATGTTATACAATTTAACATGCCAGCATCAACATGAGGTCTATAAAAAACATCGTTACCAGGATAGTCCTCTACTAATCTAAACTGATTAAACCTTGATAGTGGTGGAAAGTTTTCATCCTTTTCTAACTGATAGAAATCTAGTATTCTTTCAAACAAATGTTTTCTAGCAGTACCACATCTATTATCTAATAGATGCTGTCCATCATAAAAGGATTTACCATTCTCACTACGAGGATCTTCTGAGATGGATAACTTATGAGATCTTATAGGACACTGCTTAAGATATTCATATACTCTATAAGGTTTTTTATATACATCAGAGATGTGAAGAATGATATCACCTCTGTATGGTACGATAGAAACACCCCATGTTGAATTGAATTCAAAATCCTCAATAGAATAAAACATGATTACTTAAACATGAATGTGTAGTTCACCCTACGGCCATCAACAGTAGATACACCATTAGTTTTGTGGAAATATTTAGAATTAAAAAGTATTATCCTATTATAGTTATAAGGAATGTATCTTGCCTTAGCATTAGATTCCTTTAAATACTCTCTAACCTTTTCTTCACTTCCATTATACTCATCCCAAGTCCAATCTTTAGGAGGTTGTTTATCGTAAATGATAAGACCATTTTTAGTTGGATCATTTATATATTCATTAGGAGTAACCCATAGGTTTACATTTATACTAGCAGGATCTGCATGTGGTGTAACTCCTTCTGCTTCATTATCATACACAAATGCCCATCCCCTATCAAACTCTAGAGGATGTAAAGGAGAGAAAGCACCATGTATAGCATTAATAACATCAGGTAGTACTGTAAAAGGAAATCCCTTATCCATACCAAAGTTAATAGAATGATATCCCCACTTAGAATAATCATCATCTATTTCTTTACGAGAAATAGCTTCTGTATATAACTCATCGACAACTTCTGGATAAAGAAAGTCATCGATGATTACATAACCATCATTTTTTAAAGATTCTTCTATCATTAATTCATTACAGAAAGATCTGCACTATCTCTTCTATTAATAGTCTCTGGATGCTCTAACCATTGTTGAATGTCATCTTTTAAGGCAGTCTTAATAGCAATACTAAATCTTTGATGTGATTTAAATGGTGATGCCCTATGCAAAATCTGTGCAGTAAACTTACACATACTATTCCATTCAGGTGGTACTCCAATAATCTTTTTATCTAGATAGAACTCTGTCCATCCAGACTCTTCAATATCATAGTCCCAACCATCATGTATAGGATAATATAAAAATGTATTCTGTTCCTGTTCGGGGTCAGCATCTTGATGAAAATATGCATACTCTCTAGGAGCAAAGACATTTATATACATCCTGTAGATATCAAACTTATCCCAGTAACCTGGATACTTATGTTCGATACCAGTTTTAAAACAATCAAAAATTAATTTGTTACCATCTCTAGTAGCCTCTGGTTTATCAGCAAAGAATATATTATGAACCATTCCAGTTGGTTTTCTGGGATCATTCTCATTACCCTCATTATCTGACTCACCATACTTATACTCAGCATCATAAACTATAAATTTAGATACGAACTCAGCAATCTCTGGTGGAAAGAAATTATCTACAACTTCAATCGCCATGATAACCCAACTGCTTTAGTACATGAGATCTGATTTCCATCAATTCATTATAGCATTGTTGATTATGAGCACATGCACGAAGTGCAGTATCAGGTTTTAATACAGACTCGATGAATAAGGTTCTTGCCCTATCGATCTTATCCTGTTTAGTTTCATGTTCCATGTAGGTTGCTAGGTCATACTGTCGTTTAAGGTATTCGTATTGATCACTCACTCTTACCACCGATAGTGGTCAACTCTTCTAACTTAGGTATCTTAAGTTCCCACTTAAAATAATGACGACCCTTTCTAGGTACAGTAACTTGCCAACCGTTATGATTAATAACACCACTCTGACTAGAGGTTGTGCATTCATCAACAGCAGCTTCATCACCATCCCATGCCCAGTCAGTACATGCATCAACAGCAAGGATAGGTACACCCATATTATGTGCTGTCATATGATAAAAAGCATCATGCCACTTATCAAATACTTCCCAGTCTCTATCCTCAGTATCAATAGACTTTCTACCATTAGTAGCATGGAAGATTAAATTAAAACATCCCATCTCATTCATGATAGATGTAACAGGTCTTTGTCCTCCTGCCTGATACCCCCACATGTCATTACATATAAGACCAGCAGCTAAAGGTTTTGTCCATAGATCTGCAGAAGCAACTGGTTCATCCTCATGATCTAATCTAACTATAACAATACTATCATCTTGATGTCTTCTAAGTACATGCTCTAATGGTGGAGATGGAAATGATGCTTGCTTGTCCAAGCACATTGTCTTATAGGTACAGCAACTGAGTCTACCATTAGACTTATAATGTCTTATCTCATTTCTAAAAACTTGAGTTCCAAAGTATTCATTCTCATAAAAATTAGTACCTAGATGTAATGCAACTCCTGCTTTCTTCTGATGCTCTTCTACCTCCCTCAATGCATCAGTAAGTTCATCCAATTTCTGTTCCCATCCACCTAACCATCCAGATAAAGAACCTTCTGGTGTAAGAAGATGTTCTACTCCATTATCTTTAGCCCAATCAATTGCTTTAAAAATCTCTTTCTTATTAATCTGAATGTCAACTCCCACAGGAATCTGAGCACCACCTACAATAAAAGATTTCTCTGTAGAAAGTTCTTCAGATAAACGACCCATCCCACCATAGACTTGATGATTATCCATCGGTGGTTCTTCACCAACTTTTTCCCTTACTTTGTTAGCATACTCTACTTGTTCAGGTATAGGTTCACCCTTTTCTCGATTAGTTATAGGAGTATATTCATACCCATACTTAGGTAAATTTTCCTCGAATTCTTCTGGGGTCATGTTGCCTTCCCAATAGTCTTTTTCAGTAATCATAATCTACATTATACTTATGCTAGAAAAATCTGTCAAGATCATCTAGATGAACACGGAAAACCGTACTGTATCTATACACATAAGGATTGGTCGGTGCTAAACCCCTATGAGGTATGTGTCCAGGAAACATAAGAATTCTACCTGGTTTATATTCAACCTCTTCAAGGATCTTAGTAACCTTATGTTGGTCATCAACTTCTACTAACTGAAACTGTCCACCCCATTCTTTATCCCATCTAGTATTATTCATAATCATTACAGTTAAACCCTCACCATCTGTATGTGGTGTACCATTCTGGCCATAGTACTGAAGATTTAAATCTATTCGTCTAAGGTATACAGGAACCTCGAACAAATGCTCATCTATAATCTCAAAGGCATCGAAAAATTTCTCTGCATCAGCATGTAATTTGGTAGTGCGATTTATATTTTCTCTTACAAAAATATCTGTACCGAATAACCTATGACTACCAACAAGTCCTAAAGGAAAGGACTGTGGGTTAGCGGTATTGGTAGTGTGAATTGGGATCTCTAAGATAACTTCCTCCAGATCACTGAGGAATTGCATATCGAATAGATCGTCTACTATATGTGAAATCATCTACACATTATAAGACCCCTGACTCATAGAGTCAAGGGTCAGTGTACATTTTAACTTAAACTTAAACTAGCATGTCCCTGCATATTCTCTTACAAGAACTGTGATCGTCCTCGCACTCGATCAAGCAATCAAAGTAGTCGTTGACTAGATTTTCATCGTTAGATGAATCGAATTCCGTCCATTCTGCTAGTTGATTGAATGAAATCGTATTGTGACCAGACATTTGTACCTCCTTTAACCTTAACCTCATAATGTAGAGAATTTAGGTCATCTTGTTTTCCTTAATTCTATCATTATTTATATGTTTATGGGAGTTCCAGGACAAGCCTACTTAACAAAAATTTATGCCTACGCAGTTGTACCTACTGCCTCATAATCCTTCTGGAATAGTTCTAATCCCTTGTCAGTAAGGATATGATTATAACACTTCTCGAATACTGTTGGTGGCATAGTAACTATGTCTGCACCATATTCAAATGCTCTACCCACATCCCTTACACCTCTAAGAGATGCTGCTAATACTTGAGTAGTTATCATATGTTCTTTGAATACATTAACTATATCTTTAATAAGACATAGACCACCAAAAGAATTGTCATCTACTCTACCTACAAATGGTGAAACATATGTAGCACCTGCTTTAGCAGCAAGAATAGCCTGTACCTGTGAGAAGATAAGAGTTACATTAACTTTAATACCTTGATCAGATAAGATCTTACATGCTTTAAGACCATTAACAGTACAAGGTACTTTAATAGTAGTTACATTACCATACTTTTCATGAAGTCTTTTACCTTCAGATACAAAGGTCTCAACCTCTTCAGTTACAATCTCCATACTGATGTCTGGTACACCAATATCTTTAATCTCTTGGTAGTCCTCTTCAGGATCTCTACCACTCTTCAAGATAAGAGTAGGGTTAGTAGTTACCCCATCAACTATACCTGTATGAAAGTGCTTACGAATCACATCTGCATCAGCAGTATCAAGAAAAATTTTCATTTGTAATAATCTTTACGGTAGTATCTACCTAGTATGTTGCTATTATAATAGGCAGGTGTACCGTCCGTCAAGCTCTCTGTCAGGACATTGTTAAGAAACAGTTGCCTAGTCTCTTCAAAGTTTACCTTTCCTGTTGTGGCATGGATGGAGAGTATTTCTCTCTTGAACGAGGAGTCCCCAAGTAATCTTCTATCTGCCTTAAGTTCGTCAGAGCTTCCATAGTATCTCTTCCAGTCACTCTCAGTCGTAACCCTTCTCTTACCACCTCTAGGTTTACGCTTTTGCCAAAAGTATTTTCTACCGATGTACTGTTTGCCTGTCTGGAGATTAGTAATCCTGTAGACGAAACCGAACTGATCGCCAATATCGTCAGTAGTGAAAGGTTCACCCTCATATATCCAGGGGTTTTCGTAAACTCCTGCTTTAGCCATGTCATAGTTTTAATTTTCATGTAACTTATTTATCATTAATAATAAAATCTATTTCATCACCATCTAATTCATGCATGATAGCATGTACATGGTCAATATTCTGTGCTATATCATTCTTAATTAGATACGCTGATACAGCATCATAGATAGGTGTCTCCACAGACTCGGCCTTGATAGGTTTAATGTTGTTATTTATTTTAGGTGGAACCTTATTAAGAGTTGGTGTACCACCAGGTTTTGTTCTAAGATATCCCTGCTGCATACCACTAGCATTAGTAGAATTGATAGGTTTAAACCCAGTGTTAGGTGTTAATGCACCACTACGAACACTAGGGTTAGCAGACTGATTAGCAGGTGGAACAAACCACTTCATAGTTTTCTTAGCTGTATTACTTACAGCATTAGATACATTATTGATTACATTCTCGTTCATCGAACTTTATCATACTAATCATATTTATCTTGCTGCTTAAAAAATTCACCTAAACTAGACTGACAGTCTGGTGGTTCTGGATCTTTATAACCCTTGATCTTCTTCCATTTGTTATGCAATGCTCCCATCATCCATGACTGAGACAGACTCTTAGGTCCATTCTCTAGGAGATCTAACTCATACTTGCTAGAAGTATATCCTTTATACTCCTCCCTCCAATTTGAATCATCGTAGGGTTTAGTCATAATTTTTCCTCCGTTTCCAGTCGGTGTACATTCTACCATACATCATTCCTTCATGGGATTTCAATGTGTCACCTCCAAGAATGTCATACTCCCTCTGAGTTAGATCAGCATCCATAGCTGCATATTCTCGTTCCCAGTCTTCAAGATCTTTGAAGAACTGTTCTTTATTTTTGATGGATGTCATACTCAATTACAATCTTCTTAGACATTCTACCAGTTGAATTAGATGTAGTCAATTCTGTCCACTCACCATCTGCTATATCACCCATCAACTT